CCTGAACTTGTCAAAACCCTTGCAACAGCAGCACCAGCCACCAGTCCAAGAGCATCCATCAAGAAAGATTTTCCGATTGCTCCCATTTTGCGAGATTTTCTCCTACGGCTGGGTGCAGACCTTTTTTTTCTACGTGCCATTTTTTTTGTTTTTTTTTGTTTATGTGGGAGCAATCCCAAGATTTTTATTTAATATTTTTTTTGAGTTGCTGAATATGTATTTTCTGCTCTTTTATCGCATCCTTTACTCTTTTTATATCCATAGCAACAACTGGTTTCATTCCTTTAGAAACTTTTGCCTTTTCAATATCCAATGCAGACAAAACCTTTTGCCACTTAATTAATTTTTCGTGTGCAACCTTTAGTTCATTAATCATTTCAGAACCAATTTTGCCAATACCTGATACAACTTTAATTCCAGCAACTTTCTTTTCTCTAATTACACCAGTTTTCAAAGTATATCCACCTTTCAATATCTTTTTATTGCTTTTCAGTATTGATTTAATTTGATCAACAACTGCCAGTTTTTTAGTTTCAGGTTTGTAAACAATTTTCAAACCTTTGCTTTTTTTCTTACTGGTATCTTTTCCTGAATTATATGCTGCAACTTCTTTATTTAATCCAACAACAAAAGATTTTATTCTTTTTTGTAGATCTTTTTTATCCTTTTCATCTAAACGCACATCCTTACCAGTTGCTAATCCACCTGAATATAAAACGGCAGCTGCCCTGTCATTTTCTTTTGGATTACCTGATAATTCTGCAATTATATCACCTCTACCATCAATTTCCACCAGCTGGGCAGTTACACCACCATCCAACTGATATTGATTCAATACCTTAAACCTATAACCTAAAAAGTTTCCTTTAAAATCAATAGGCAAAGCACCCACTTTTTTATATCCTGATACAACCCTAATATTTACATTATGACTTTTTGTGTCTTTATGGGATCCAGTTACTTTTTTAGGTGCAGTTTTCTTTTTTGGTGCTGCTTTCTTTTTTGGTGCAGCTTTCTTTTTTGGTGCAGCTTTCTTTTTTGGTGCAGCTTTCTTTTTAGGTGCAGATTTCTTTTTTCCGTAAATATGTGCAAATGCTTCTTTTAGGCTAACACCAGTTTTTTTCCTGTATTCAATCGCCTTTTTAAACTTATCCTTTGCAATTTTTTGTGCCTGTGTCATAATATTATTATTAAAGGTGAAGGAAAAGTGAATTATTTTTTGCGACTGATCAAATAAATAATTACTGCCCCACCAATAACAATAGGCAAATAATTCATTTTTTTAGATCCATCAGCATTGAAATTTTCAGCTTGATTCACAATGCGATCAACTTCATCCTGTGAAGCCTGTTCCATTTGTGCATCATTTTCAAGCCTTTTTTCAACTACATTTTTAACTTGTTTTGCCAAAACACGTTTTCCAACTTCGCTAACTTCTTTAACATCAATTCCCAACTTTGAAAGGAATTCAGCTAATTTAATCAGGATAGGTGCAGCAGTAGCAGCAGCAGCAGCAGTACCAGCAGCGACAACCCCTATTTGACCTTCAGAATTAAATTCAACATCCGCACCAGCAATTCTTTTCTTTTTTGCTCCCTGTTCAGTTTTTCTTAAAAGTTCATTTGGATTACCCCCCAAGTTTTTCCACCAGTTTTGAGTTTCATCTGCCCTATTAGCAAACGCATTTTTCAATTTAGTAGCCAAACCCATAAAATTTAGACCAACCAATAAAAGGAAAGATCCCCTTGCTGGTGCCAATGCTATTTTAAGGACAATTTTCTTTTTTTCTTTAGGTGCAGCTGGTGCAACTGCCTTTGCAGCAGATTTCTTTTTTGGGGCACCAATACCTGAAACGGAATATAATGGCATAGAAGGTTGTTTATCTATTTTATGATAATATGTTTTCCTTTCGTTAAAAATTGATAATACTGGATCAATAAAGTATTCATTCCCATTATCATCTTGAATAACTGCAAAAACATGGTGTGGAATTTCATCCAGTAGCCTGTAACTTGCAAAACGATAATAAATTTTGTTATTAATTAGTCCTTTGCGTTTCAGACTATCCAGCACTCCCATAATAAAAAGTGCATAATTTTTGCAATCATTTTTACCCAGCGACAAAATTGCTGCTGGACTCATTATCCTTTGCGACTTGTCAGATTCAATTTTATACTGGACATTTTTTTTGAGAAAGTCAAAAAGTTTTTTTGCAGTTTGAATACCATCACCTGAATAAAAATCTTGGCTAATTTTATCATATTCACTTGCATACATTTTGTGAGCAGAAAGCATAGCAGATATAATATCAGGAACTTGTTGATCCCTGACCAACATTTTGGAGTTTCCCCCAAAACTTTTTAATCTACCCAAAAGTAAATTTTTCTGCATCAAATTAAACTTGATTTATAATCAAATGGCACTACAATTCCATCAAAATTTCCAGTTCCTTTTATTGTGTATTGCAAACCTTTTTTTAGCCATCCTTTTGTAGTAATCAGCTGGAGTATTCCTATTGTTGGCGATGCCTGTATTTTCAATTCAGATTCACTACGGGCAGCAATTTTTTGTTCACCAAAGCTGGAAAAATCAGCAATCAATTTATCCCCTAAATAAACTTCACCAGTAATTGCGGAAATTTTTGCAGTTTGTGCAGTCGGATTCTGAACACCAAAAGTTAATTGAAATTTTTTATTAGAAAACCCAAGTTTTTTAAAAATCAATTTTGTTCTATTTGCTAACTGACTTTTGCCCAGAAAATACCATCCTGTCAACCCTGCCAAACCGATTAAAATCCAATTTTTCATTTTCAAAATTTTCAAATAATTACCCAAAATTACTGAAAAATATTCAAAAAAACAAATTTAGGTCAATCAAGGTCAGAAATCGGGTCAGTTTATAGGTACACTTTCCCCCCCCTTAAGGGGGGAAAGTGTCCTAACCCAATTTTCTGAACCATTTTGACCAAGAGTAAAACTGACCCAAACTGACCAAAATCCATCTAATTCACTTTTCCTTCACCTTTAGCAAATAAAAAAGGGGAAAATTGCCCCTTTTGTGTTTGTACGCAGTGTTAATCTTTGTCAGGATGCACCTGTGAGGTATTCTCTGCCCTCAAATTCCTTCGTTCTCTTGCAATATAGGTTCACATACCATCCACCACTTTTTAGGGCAAATTTGAGCATATTTTGCACGTTGTTAATATTCCGATATTTTCGGGGTTGTATTCCAGTTTCAGGTTTAAAAAAAATAATGGCAGTATAAAGTTTCATTTTGTTAGAAATTTTCTATTTTTGCAATGAAGGGAAAGTGGTTTTTCGTTTGAGAGATCATTTGTCAAGTAGGATCAGGCGACTGATCCTATTTTTTTTGCTTTTTTATTGTACACAATTTTATCATTTCCGAATTTCCATTTTCATAAACAATATGCTGCCATATTACAAATGGATATGGCATTTTAAAAGTTTTGCTATAATTATCAATTTCATCAAAAATTTGTTGGTTAAATTTTTTTCTAACAAATTGTATTCTATCTGAATTTGTGATCAATATTCTACTTTGAAATTCCATATTCTATTTTTGTTTATACATATCCCCTGACTTAATAATTGATCCATCCAACAACCAGTCTTTTAAAACTTTTTTGCAAGTAGTGGATCCTTTACCAGTAAATTCTTCCAAATCAGCTAACATATCAGAATATTTACGTGGCTCAAATAATATCCTATTAATCAAACTGGTTTTTTCCATTCCAAAAATATAGTTTCCAGTTTTTTCCTGTGTATTATTTGTTTGTGTCCAGCTGGTGCCTGAATAATAAATTGAAATTGGGTTGAATTCATCACTTGATCTTAAAAAAGTAGCTGAAAGATCAATAGTTTTGTTTTCTTTATTCTTTTCAATTTTTAATACACTTTGTGCCTTCCTGTCAAGATAGGATCCAATATGACCAATAGAATTTTGATCTTTTTTACCCAAATGAAGTACGCACAAAATCAATAAATTATGAATTTTGGTTATTTTTTTTAACCATTGAATAAGATAAAAACTTTGTTCTACTGAATTAAAATCTGAAATGAGATCCAGTATTCCATCCAATACCAAAATTGAGCAATCAGGGTTTTCTTGCAAATAAATTTCAATCATTTGCTGAATTTCATTCGGGGAATCTTCCCTAAACAAAAAACTATCAAAATTATGGGGCAAATGATCAGTAATTATTTGTGTCCTGATCCTGTCCAGCACCCGATAATAGTCAAAATCTGAACTTTCAGTATCTATATAGCAAATTCGCTTCCTGTTGGATGGAAAGTTTAATTTCATCCCGAATATATCCCAAGTTGTAAAAGCCGAAGCAATTGCACTGGTAATGAAAAGAGATTTTCCTGCTTTCGGCATGCCTTGAAAGCACACAAAACTTTGCAAGCATCCAATGGTCTTAGAATCTATGCTAAAAATCACTTGTTCTTCTTCAGGCTGGTAGTTTTGCTTAAATTTACGGGATAACAATTTTTCGTGTAGATCATTTGTCATTGGTTTACACTTTTTAAATTATTATACTACTTTCCTTTTCTCCTTTAGTTTCCATATATGCACAAAATTCTTCTGCAATATTATAAGATTGAGTAATAATGTATGTTATATCTTCATCTGAAATATCTTCAATATTATTTTTTCTCAATTGTGCAGACAGGATATTCAAAGCAGTTATTTCTAATTTGCTCATTCCTGCCATCAGTATAACTTGACCGAATTTGTCCTGCATTGGATGCACTGGCATTGCTGGTAGATCTTTGTTTCTTTGCGACATTTTTTATTTTATTAAGTGTTAAACAATGGGGGCAAAGTGGTTGCCCAACTTTGCCCCTGTGTTGTGTAATTGTGAAAAGTTTTGAGCAATTAACGCACCTCATTTTGTTTTGCGGAGTTGCGATCGTTTACAATTTGCTCATATCTCACAAAATCTTCCATAGCATATTTCATAGAATATTTGCGTAAAAAATAAATTTTGCTTAATCCTTCAGATGGATATTCAGTTGTGGACAATAAAATAAAAGGTTCATTTGCTGAAATAAATACTTCAAAATAGTATTTATTATTGTTCATTGTGTAGGCTTTCATATTAAAAATTTAATTTTAGATCCAAAATTTGTTGTTCATACAGTTCAATAGATGCCTGAATAATTAATCTTAATTCATGCACCAATGATAGGTCAGTATCAAGCTGAATTAAAGAAAACTGCTCATTTCCTGATTTAAAAGATATTTTTATATCTGAATAATCAGTTGCCATTTGCATTTTTTTAAGTTGATCTACTTTGTACTGGATATGCTGAATATCCAAAAATACCTCTTTTAGTGGATTGAATAAATATTGCTGCATGATTAATTGTTTTGCATTTCGGCAAACCTTCCAAAGTGGTAGCCTATGTGAAATAATGTTAATTCTGATGGATAAAAAATCTCAATCCTTCCACCATCAAGTTCAGTGAAAGGAATGTTCCGATTGCTCAAAAATGTCATCAGACCATAAAGGTAATTGTGAACGATTATTGACTTTTCTTTTTTTTCTAACATTGCTGAAAAATTTAATTATTGATAAAATTTGTAGTATGATCAGTAATCCAATAGCAATAGGAATACCTATTAATATCAAGTATATAACCGATATTAACCATGCAAAAAGCCTAATCATAAATTATCAGCAAAACATAAAAGAATAGCACCAAGAACAATAATCAGAATTTGAATAGCAGTTTTTTTCATTTTTTTTCGTTTTTGAAAGTTAAAAAATCATTTGTTACTGCGAATCTAAATTACTTTTTCTGAATATTCCAAATTTTTAGGCACAAAAAAAGGGGAAATTGAAATTTTCCCCGTAAAAACACCTCATTTTTGAACCTAAAACCTATTTTAAGAACAATTCCCGTTCTAATTTTCGCCTATTTGTCAATCCCTTGACTGGAGTTTTACCAACTTTATTCCATCTTAAAAATTGATCTGCAACTATTGTTTTGTTTACACCTTTATTTAATAATTCTAACAAATCTGAATCTTTAAATGCTTGTAATCCTATATTATATGCTAAACTTGTCATTGCTGCCATCATATTTGAAGTAACTGGAACTTTAATTAATGGTTTAATAAATTTTTCACGTTGATCAACATCTATTTTTAACCATCTTTCAGCAGTTGCCAAATCTATCTTATCCCCTTGTTTAATTTTTTGTCCAGTATCTTTATTAATTGTATTGCCATATCCAATAGTCCAAATGCCACCAGTATCAGGATAACTGGTTAATTTAAGACCTTCAAACTTTTTAATTAAAGTTAATGCACTCACTTTTTTTCCGATTAATAAGATCAGTAAAACGGCTAACCCAATATAAATTTTTTTCTTATTGGACATCATTGTCTTTTGCCAATAAACCAGTTATTGCAGTTGCAATACCAGCAATAATGCTAATCCAGTTATTATGCTGGATGCCATCCAATATAAGGGATCCACCAGCAATAGAACCAAAAAATGAAGTTTTGATATTTTTTAGTATTCTTTTCATATTACTTTTTTTTTAGTTGTTTAAGACCTACCAAAATTGAAATTGTACAGGATATTGTACTTGCACCAAGAAAAATAACATTTGCCAATTCAGATATATTTTGTATTCCAAGTAAAGAAAACAAAATTGTGCTGAACGTGGCAATGTGTGTTGGATCAGTTTGTGTCTGCATCTTTACCCTGTTCATCTTTAAATTTTTCGGCAATTACATTAAATGCCTGAATAGCAGTAAATGATTCGTCAATTTTAGAAAAAACTCCTTTACTGGTTGCCAAGTCCAAAATTGCTTTGATTACTTCCAATGCTTGTTTTTCGTTCATTTGTCGGATTTTAAATTGTTATTAATTAGATCAAAGTTAACCCAAGCTGATCACAGATCCATTGGTATGCTGCCAAATTAATATCAGCAGTTGAATCCCATACACTATAATCCGGTTCTACGATTGTAAGATTTCCCTGTGAAAGTTGCGTTCCATCAGTTTCATCAGTAAAAATTGCCCAATAGAAAGTTGCACTATCTTTCAAATTGTCATTAATTATATAGGCATTTATATAATTACCTGTTTGTACTGATCCATTAACCCAAATTTGTATTGGTTGAATTTGTTTCATTTTTTATATTTTATAGTGAAGTTATTGTTTCCCAAGTTGCTGCAGTTCTAACGCAAAGTTTATTTAATGTAGTATCATAAACAATTAGTCCAGCCGCAGGTGAACTTATTGCGTTTTTTTGTGCAGTTGTCATTCTTGGTGGTAAAAATCCTTTTGATAGTGAAGTAACATCCAATAAACTTGATACATCAGGAGTTGCAGTACCTATGCCTACATTTGAGTTTTGTATATTGTAATTGGAATTAGATGTTAATGCAGTCCAAGACCAACTATTTGCAGCTGATTGCTGAAATGAAAATCCATCTGTTGCACCATTTCTTATTGTCATTCCAGACGCACTAACAATAATTGTTTCCCCGTTTAAACTTGTAGTTCCCATCACCTGCAAACGCTGACCGCCATCAGTAAATGTTCCACCATTTTGTATAATTAAATTACCATTTGTTGAAAACTCACCACGCTTTAATGCACCAGTAAAAAATCCAAATGGATGCGATGATAAAGTACCGACAAAACCTTGGGTTGAACCCATTGCAAGTCTAAGCGAATTAGAACCATCAATTATATCTAATTCAGCAGCACCTGATGCTTGAATCCTTGTTTTCCCTCTTATATCTAAACTTACCGTTGGTGTATTAGTCCCAATCCCCAACCTTGCATTAGCAGCATCCCAAAACATTCCAGTAGATGAACTAAATGTAACACTACCATTCATCAATGTAGTTCCCTGAACCTGAAAACGTTCACCGGTATCAGTCGTTTTACCCACCAGCAAATTATTGGCAGTAGTTATCCGCATCACCTCACTTGCGTTGGTAGTCTGCCACATACCAAACAACATATTTCCAGCACTTTGCGTTGATATGCAAAATTCACCAGCAGTAGCACCCTGTATGAAATTATTTGTAGCAGTAGCAAGACCAAAAACAAACCTTTGCGTTCCACCTGATCCGGCATTATCTATTCGGATTGATGGACTATTTGCACCAACCACTTGCAAATGAGCATCAGCAGTTGCACTATTTACAACCAATCTACCTGAAGCAGTAGTTTTGGCACCAACAAAAGTTTGCCCTGTTGTATTTACAATGGTAAATTGTTGCAGATTTCCAATTACATCAAAAACTGAAAAATCATTTGCCCCACCAGTATAAAAATTACCAATTCTCCAAAGTGGAATATCGGTATTTAAAAAAGCTAATAAAGTATTATTTGTTGCAGTAGTTTGATTAAATGCTCCTAATGTGCTAATTGTTCCACCATGAACATCAAGAGAATTGCCAGGGGTACTGGTATTAATACCTAAATTATTATTAGTTGAATCCCAATAAAGATTATTAGAACCAGTTATTGTACTGGCACCATTCCAAAAAGCAACTTGCGTTGCTGCCCCTGATCCAGTTATTGTACCAGAACCTGGTCCACCAATAAGTTCCCAGCTGGTGCCTGTATCACGATAAAATTCTTTTGTATCAGTTGAAATAAAAATTCTGCCAACAATACCAAATGCAGGTCGGTTAGCAAATGTATCAGAATTGAACATTGGAGTTCCCTTCTGATTTAAGATGGAAAGATCCAATACAATCATTATATATAAAGTTTACGAAGTACGATTAATAAATTTCCTGTATTTATAGGAGTAGCAAAAGAAAGTTGATATTGTGTTGTATCAATTTCACCCCTATTTCCAGTTATTCTCAAAGATTGATTAGGCTGCAAAGGAACATCTGCAATAACAAGTGCAGTTGTGCCACCATTTATGAATGTTATTTCATTACATTCAGATCCAATATTAGCAGTAGTGTAGAAAACCTTCGTTTCAACATAATACTTTTGAAAAGGTTGTCCAGTAGATTTAGAAACACTATTTTCCTGCTCATATCTTGCCCTGTCAGATCTTTGCTTATTATATGCCAATTTCAACTTGTCAGCTGAAATTTCATCCTGAATATTTATTTTTAAATGTTGTGGATTCATTTTATTAAATTTTAGCACATATCAGGAAATTGACCAATTTTCATTGATCGTTTGGTTGCTTTTTTTTGTTTTGCAGTAGCAACTGCCTTTTTTACCACTGGTGCCACCTTTTTAACTGCCATACTAACTTTTTGAAGCAGTGAAGGCTGCCTAAATTGTTCAGCAGTAATTTTTTCAGGTGCAGGAACTTCTATTTTATAAAATGCCTTTTTTTTCATTGATAGCAACAAAATTGCACCACCAGCTAACAGGATATAAATTAACCCTTTGTTTTTCATTTTCTACTTTTTATATAAGTTGCTATCAAATATGCACCAACACCATATATCAATATCCATTTACCATATTTTTCAATATAGAATGGGACTGATCCCTTTTCCTGTTTTTCTACCTTTTCAACTTCCTTTTTTTGTTGTTCAACTGCCTGTTTAACATCCCCTGAAAATTTAAAACTATCAGGAGTATGAAGAACAAAATAAGGTTTATTATTGAAATCAATAAACTGCCAATATACCTTACCACTTCTTTGAATATAAGAATAAACTTGTCCAACTGGGGATCCAGCAACAATAGTTCCAATTTTTACCAAACTTGAATTTAACCTTGTCAAATCCTTTTTGGCAAATAATGTTTTTCCAATAATCTTATCAGCAGTTATTTCAGGCATCTTTATTTTCTTAACATTTTTAAAAGAAAGTTAAACTGCATTTTGTCGGTTTCTGCCATCTCACAAAGTAATTCAAGATCACTTGCTAAATGTTCATCTACCAATTTAAGCCTTTCAACTGCATCATAAATGCGTTCTTCGTTGTCAATTTCGGTTTCCTTTGTCATTGTTTCCGTTTGTTCAATACCAGCAACGTGCGTAACTTTTTGTGTAGGTGCAAATATGCTGGAAAGTTGTGAAAGAATCATTGTCTGAATTTGTGGAGATTTCATAAAACCAGCAAGAAAATTTTCTTCTTCAGGTTCTTCATCTTCTTCATCTTCTTCCAATTCTTGCTGCATTTTAAGAGCAGCAATTTCAGAACGCAAAGCATTAATTTCAGTCATCAAATTGGGATTATATCCCCCCATTTGCTGATATGGCATAATACTTTGTGCCTTATTAAGCTGGAATGTAATGGAGTTTAAAACTTCCGTTTTTTTACCTTTATTGCCCAAAATTTGAAGCAAATAAACATTTGTATTGTCAGGATTGGAAAGAACTGATGCCAATGCTTCCTGCAATTTTTCCCTTCCTAAAACCTTGTCGGCTCCAGTGTAAGTGAAACGGCAGTAAGATTGATCAGGTTTATGACCAGCATAAACACTATATCCAGCATCATCATATTGATCATAATAGTTCAATATATCTTCTGCATTGTGTAATTCAGGTTTCCAAGTTGCCATACTATTTATTTAAAGGTGAAGGAAAAGTGAATTTATTAGGCATAATATACACCAAAACAAATACTAAAATTAGATCCACTAATTGAAGAATAAGCCGTTGGAGTTTGGATATATGACTTTGCCCAAATAATTTGTTGACCAGCAAAAGGAGTAATATCAAAGCTAAATGCAGCAGTTGCAGAATTAGATACAACCCTGTTTAGTTCCAGTACAGGAATACGATTTACTGATTCTTTATCATTATAATAAAGCACCAAATAAGATTGCTTTAGGTTTGCCAATGATAGCAAAGCATTTCCACTCAAAACACTATTTGTAATGGTGTCAGTAGTATAGCAAACAAGATTCAGCAAACTAACAAAACGCAACTGGGGTTGATCAGGGAAGTAAAAACGGGTTCCAGTGGATGACTGGGGAACTACAACTTCAATGAATTCGTAATTTTGAACTTTGTTCATTTGTTTTATTTTAGAACATAAAAAATAGGGGTTCTATGTTTAACGTGGCATCCCCCTTTCCAATTCAGAAGTTAATTCCAGTTATTATCTAACAGGAGTAACGTTTTGAGCAAGGATACCACGCATAATAACAACGATTCTTGGGGCAGTTGATGCCTGAAGTGTTGAAATAGCACCTGGAAGTTCCAAGCTAACTACGTTATTTTTTGAACCTACCAAAACAATGTTCGGCTCACATGGATAATATCCAAATTCAGTTGCATCGTTCTGATCAATAGTAGTTGCAGTTGAAGCAGAAGCAGCCTGTGTTTGTGGAACGTACAAGTGCCTGTAAAGATCCCATGAAGGAACAATCTGCCTGTTGTTAACTACAACTGACAATTTACCATTGTACAAATTATACAAAGCAGCAGCAGCACCTGAAGTACTAATATCAACTGCACTTGGATAAGTGTAAAGTTTAAATGCAGTAGTAGTTGAAGCAGCTGGAATAGCTACAAAAACACCAATAGAACTAACTACAAAAGCATCCTGAAGATTCAAAAGATTGTTTGTAGCAAAATTGGTACCAGCACCTACACTGTTAACCAGGATAGGAATTTGATAAGAAGTAGTTGTTGTAGACATTGCTACTTCAGAACGAATATAAGACTGGGAAAGAACTGCACTACCAGCAGAAAAACCAGCATTGTTTACCAGATTTTTGGCATTGTCAAAAACAAGCCTTGCACCATGTTGTGTTGCCATGTTATTTAATTTTTACTTTGTTTAGATTAATAAGAATATTCTTCATCCATTCCAGCAATTACTGAAAGATTATCTTCAGAATATCCAGCAATTACGGAAAGATCATCACCAGCCATAACGGAAACAGGAATTTCCATTGCGTTGTCAATGGCACCCAGTACACCAGTTGACTGAAGCAGTCCAAGACCACCAGCAGCAACCATACCACTACCAATAGACTGACCAAGAGAACCTTTCAAAAGTTTGGGGAAATATGCTCCAATAGCAATTACACCAGCACTTTTAATTTTAGAATCAATGTTTGGAAGGATCTTACCTGAACTTGTCAAAACCCTTGCAACAGCAGCACCAGCCACCAGTCCAAGAGCATCCATCAAGAAAGATTTTCCGATTGCTCCCATTTTGCGAGATTTTCTCCTACGGCTGGGTGCAGACCTTTTTTTTCTACGTGCCATTTTTTTTGTTTTTTTTTGTTTATGTGGGAAGCAATCCCAAGATTTTTATTTAATATCTTTTTTTAATGCTATTTTTTGTTTTTTCAAACGCATCAATATATTTTTCAAATCCTTAATATAACGTCTAGTTGCTATTAATTGTGCTTTAGCAATACCAGCACTTTTACCTTTTGTTTGTGATTTTAATGCTGATTCTTCAAAAAGTTGTTTTTGTAAAAGATCATTAAAATATATTTCCCTTTGTTGTATAGATTTTAATTCTTTTAAAATATCATCATTAATTCCGTTAATAACATCCATTCCAGCAATTTTCTTTTCTCTTATTGATCCTGACTTTATTGCATAACCACCTTTCAATATTTTTTTATTGTTTTTCAGAATAGATTTTATCTGATCTACAATAGCTAATTTTTTAGTTTCAGGTTTATAGACAATTTTTAAACCTTTACTTCTTTTTTTACTAATATCTTTTCCTGAATTAAATGCTAAAACTTCTTTATTTAAACCAACAACAAAAGATTTTATTCTTTTTTGTAGATCTTTTTTATCTTTTTCATCTAATTTATATTGACCACCAAAAGTTGCACCAGATAATAATGTAGCAGTAACACGATCATTTTCTTTAGGATTACCTGATAATTCTGCAATTATATTACCTCTACCATCTAGTTCAACTAATTGAGCAGTTACACCACCATCAAGTTGATATTGATTAATAACTTTAAACCTATAACCTTGAAAATTTCCTTTAAAGTCAATAGGCAAAGCACCTACTTTTTTATATCCTGAAACAACCCTGATATTTACATTATGACTTTTTGTGTCTTTATGGGATCCGGTTACTTTTTTTGATGCAGCTTTCTTTTTAGGTGCAGCTTTCTTTTTAGGTGCAGCTTTCTTTTTAGGTGCAGCTTTCTTTTTAACGGCACCAACTTTTTTTCCGTAAATATGGGCAAATGCATCCTTCAAACTTACACCAGTTTTTTTGCGATATTCAATCGCTTTTTTAAACTTGTCCTTTGCTATTTTTTGTGCCTGTGTCATATTTTATAAATTAAAGGTGAAGGAAAAGTGAATTACTTTTTGCGACTAATCAAATAAATAATTACTGCCCCACCAATAACAATAGGCAAATAATTGATTTTTTTAGATCCATCAGCATTAAAATTTTCAGCTTGATTCACAATGCGATCAACTTCATCCTGTGAAGCCTGTTCCATTTGTGCATCAACTTCCAATTTCTTTTCAACTACATTTTTTACTTGTCTTGCCAAAACTTGTTTGCCAACTTCGGCAACTTCTTTAACATCAATTCCAAGTTTAGACAAAAATTCAGCTAATTTAATCAGGATAGGTGCAGCAGTAGCAGCAGCAGCAGCAGTACCAGCAGCAACTACACCAATTTGACCTTCAGAATTAAATTCAACATCTGCACCAGCAATCCTTTTCTTTTTTGCTCCCTGTTCAGTTTTTCTCAAAAGTTCATTCGGATTACCCCCCAAGTTTTTCCACCAGTTTTGCGTTTCATCT